AGAGGAAAAATACCCGAAAAACGATTGTAAGTGAGGAAATCAGGAATACTGTGATTGAACTGCGCAAGCAGGGCATGAACTATGCTGATATTGCCAATGAAGTTGGAATCCACATGGATACCGCGCGTAGCGCAGTCAATACCTATATGATTCGATTGCAGGCGAGAACACTTGAATCGGCAGATGAATTGCGGAGGGATGATTACAGCAAATTGAGCATGATGCTGGACGCAATTTGGGATAGGGTTTTGGAGGGCGAGTTGGGGGCAATTGACCGGGCAATTAAAATCCTGGAACGGCGCGCCCGGTTGATGGGGCTGGATATGCAACAACAAAATGCAATCTTAATGGCACTTAACTTGGAACGCTTGACTGATGAACAACTTGAACAGATTGCCGCTGGCGCAAATCCGCTTCAAGTCCTGGCAAACTCCGGCGTGGAACCGGAAATCAATATGTCGGCATATAAAAGGTCATTAAAAAGCGACGATGAGGTTCTTGATGCCTCATTTGTTCCGCTTGATGAGGGGGGCGGGGAATGACAACTCCTGTCCAGGTGCGTGCAAAGGCACTCCTCCTACAACGCCAACGCAACCGTGTCGGCGGGAAGGTTCTTTCCCGTTATTCAAAATTCAAGCACACCTATTGGAACGATCCCGTTGGGTTTGTGAATGATTGCATTATTTGGGATAACGATGGCGATGGAGCTACCGAATACCAAAAGCTTATCCTATCACAATTGATGAAAGAGCGCAGAATCGCGGTACGCGGTCCACGTGGACTTGGTAAAACGGCTTTCGTTTCGTGGATTATTCTTTGGTTCGCCTTGACAAGGGACGGAAAAGACTGGAAGGCAATTGCAACCGCTGGAAGCTGGCGACAGTTGACAAAATTCCTTTTTCCAGAAATCCATAAATGGGCAAGGCGCCTGCGATGGGGAAAGATTGGGCGCGCCCCATTCCGCCCAAAAGTCGAATTGATGGATTTGTCACTTCGGTTATATACCGGAGAAGCCATGGCAATTGCATCAAACAATCCAGACCTGGTGGAAGGCGCTCATGCCGACCATCTTTTATATGTGTTTGATGAAGCAAAGTCAATTTCCGATTCTGTGTTCGTTGCGTCCGAAGGAACTTTTGCAAACGCGAACATTGGGGATCGAGAGGCGTTTATCGTTGCCGCATCTACCCCCGGAGAGCCGTTTGGGTGGTTTTATGACATCCACTCGAAAAAGCCGGGATTTGACGATTGGAAGCCAATTCACGTTACGCTGGAACAAACAATTCAGGCGAATAGAATTTCCCCAGCGTGGGCAGAGGCGAGAAAATCACAATGGGGAACTGATTCCCCCATGTATCGCAATTATGTCTTGGGAGAATTTTCGACCACTACCGCAGATGGGATTATTCCCGTGTCTTGGATTGAAATGGCGCGGGAACGGTGGGAGGAGTGGCGCGATAATGGATTCGGTGGAACAGTTACAAGCATTGGGGTTGATGTCGGTTCCGGCAAGGATTCCAGCGATAAAACCATTGCGGCGGTTGTCTCCGATTATGTCAAGGTGCGTGAACTGGTTGAATTCCGCTCCAATGACCCGCGAACTTCGTTGATGGAAATTACCGGAAAAATCGTCAACTTATCCAGGCTGTATCAGCCCGGATATATTATTGTGGACACCATCGGAATTGGCGCCGGTGTCGTTCATCGTTTACGGGAGTTGGGATTTCCGGTGGACGGATTTATCGCAAATTCTGGCACCGAACTAACAGACAAGAGCGGACTCGTGCGGTTCGCAAACTGGAGAGCGGCGGCATGGTGGTTGTTCCGGGAAATGCTGGAACCGGATGGAAAATTTGGCGTTTGCCTTCCACCAGATACAGACGAAACCGATTTGATAGGCGACCTGACTGCGCCAACCTATAAGGTGATGAGTAATGGGAAAATTCTTGTAGAAAGCAAGGAATCTGTTAGAAAACGACTTGGCAGATCAACCGATTATGCCGATGCCGTGATTATGGCAATCGTTGGGATTGCGCTTTTGCAGGAAGCGCAAGAATCGGAAACGGAATATTCTATGGACGTTAACAAAAAACCGCTTGGTGGTTATTAGAAAAGGAGGTACGAAATGGACTGGAAGGAAAGACTCGCCAGGTTTCTCTTGAAACCACAACTCGAAAAAATCAACTCCGTTTTAGAGGATTTAATTGACCGTTATAGATATATGCCAATTGTTCGGGAAAATGATCCAGAACAGGTTATCGCGGCTTTGCAGGAAGTTGACCCACAACTGTATGATTATTACTTGCGCCAACTGCGATACAATGAACTTGGCGTTGAGTTGACAGAAGGTAACCGCTTGCAGGCGGTGAATGAGTCTCGGATTCTATATGTCCGGGATGTTGTAACGCAAACAATTATCAACCTTTGGACGGATTATGCGTTTGGTTCAGCCCCACAGGTTGTCCCAATAGATACCAATGCGCGGGCGGACTGGAATGAGTTTTGGAATGCCCGCGAAAATGACGCCGTCCTTGGCGTCAGGAACATCAAAAGCCTTTCTTCTACTGTTTTAACAGATGGTGAGATTTTCTTTGTGTTCTTTACGTCAAGGCAGGACGGGAGGATTACCAGAATCCGCACCATCCCAACGGAAGAAATACGGGAAATTATTACCATGCCGGGGGACTCTTCAACCGTTTTATATTACCGCCGGGAATATCGTGATGAACAGGGTCAGGTTTATACGATGTATTATAAAGACTGGCGCGCCACGGATGACGAATTAGACCAGGCGAATTTGCCGGACGATGCCATTCTTGCGCATCGTGTTCGGGGAGATATGCAGATTGGAACGGACGTTTGTATATTACACGCCGCCCACAACCGGCTTGGAAAATCAAGTCGCGGTTATCCTCTAATGACCGCAGGAGCCGCGTGGAGTCGCGCTTATCGGGATTTTGTTCAGGATAGAGCAAGCGTAGCGCGTGCAGCCGCTTCTGTGGTCGAAAAAATCAGAGCAAAGAGCGGTAGTCGTGGAATTGACCTGATTCGCGCCCGGATGGAAAGTTCTTTGGTGACTTCTTCTGGAAGCGCGTTTGATAAAAACCCGCCATCTACGGCAGGTGGAATGTGGATTGAAAATGATGCTGTATCGAGAGACTGGATGAGTCGCCCAACAAACGCCGGAGATGCCGCCGTTGATGGAAACGCTCTTCTGGCGCAGGCTGGATTGGCAGGTAGGGTATTTCCACACTACCTTGGGCGCGGCGAATCATTCCGGCTGGCAACCACAACCGCCATGGAACGCCCAACACTGGAAGCGTTCAATGGATACCAGGTGTGGTGGATTTCTGTGTTCAAGGATATTGCAAAGATTGTACTTGGGTTTAGGGAGAAATATGGCGCGGTTGAATATTCAACCGCCGAAGTTGATGTTCAGGTCGAGGCGATTGTACTGACTGACATTTCACAGTTGGGGTTCTTTATGCAGTCAATTAACCAATCTTTGATTGCTGGTTCCTTATGCGTGGAAAGCGCCGAAGCCGCAACGATTGAATTGATGAGGGTCGCCATGCAAACCCTGAATATCCAAAACGTTGAGCCTGTGGTTAATCCGGAGACAAAAACCTATATTTCCAGACCGGGCGATGAAATGAACGGGGATGAGCCGTTGACATCCGGCGGAACTCCGGAAACCCCTCCACAAAGTAGCGGGATGGAGGATGGCGGTTTTTCCGCTTCTCCCTTTTGAGGAAAAATTCAGAACCCAGGCTGATTATCAGTCAAGAATCAATGGGATCGCCCAAAATCTTTGGAGCGGGAAAATCAGCGCATACGATTTTGATAACCTGATGCGGGTTGCCATTGAGTATGGAGTCCGTGGGGCGTGGGAGTCCGCCTTGAAGGAATTTAATATGGGGATGGACAACATGACTTCCGAAGAACGAAAGGCGATGCTGGAAACGATCTACATGGAGTCCGGTTATGTGGCTGGTTTGCGTAATTACATCCTGGCGCATAACAAGGCAAGCGGGTATAAATGGGGAAGCCTGCAAGACCGCTTGCAGTTGTGGGGAAATCGGTGGCGTGATGTTGTCAACCAGGCGCGCTTATCGGCATCGAACAACGCGCCTTTAACGTGGGAATATGGCGATACCATTGACCATTGTGAAGATTGTTCCCGTGTTGCCGGAAGAACATACCGGGCGCGTACGTGGGAAAAGTGGGGCTGGCGTCCTCAATCCCCCCAATTGGCTTGCAGGGGCTTTCGTTGCAAGTGTGAGTTAAAGGCGTTGGGAAATAAACCAAACAAAGGGCGTCCACCGTCATTATCAGGAGAATAAATGCCAGAAAGACTCGGATTGTGGGTTGACGAGCAGGGATTCGTTTGGTACAATGATTACAGATTACCAATGAAATTCAAGATAAAGGAGAAGGCATTGGAGTTTTGCCCGAAGTTTGACCGCAGGCGAGGCGAATCCAGAAGCGAAAGGACAGTCCAAATTCCATTGGCGGACTTCGCCAATCTGGATACGTCCATCAGTTTGCAACAAACAACAGCAGAGGTGATTATCATATTTCACAAGGAATGAAAGGAGGAAGGGTGTTCAGAATTGTGAAAGGAAGAAAGTCGTGGAGAAAGGGCAGGAGTTGGCGAAAACCGTATTATCGTAGCCGAAGATTTGACGCTACGTGCCGTTCACACGGCAGTTGTCCATGGTGCTTTGGAAACCGAATGGCGGCAAACTTGCGCAAATTGGATGAATGGAAGGCGCAGTTGTCGGACTGGAAGCGTGGCGCGCTATGATACGACTGATACATGGGGATTGCAGAGAGGAGAATCGAGGGCAATTATGAAATGCTGTAAAACTTGTGGTGTTGAAATACCGGACAGCCCAAAGACAAGAACGCGTTGCGCTTCATGCCAGAGGAAATTTGAGGAGGAATATCGTTCGGCTTACAAAAAAGAATATTATAAACGCAAGCGCAAGGAAAGACATGCTATTGCGGGTCTGGAAACATTTGCTTACTTTGTGGGGTATGAGCATGGCGCAGACCCAGATTGCAGGTATTTTGTTGGCAAATACCTTCCGGCTGGCGAGGTAATGAAGTGTCAAAACGGTTTTTTGCCGGAAGGACTCCTGATAAAAATCAACGGAGCATTGTATCGAGTGTTTCTCAAAAAACTTGAGAAGATTCGCCAGGATGACGCCACAACTCGGCAAATCGGGTTTTTGCCGGAAGGTCTTGACGTAGATATTGACGGTAAATTATATAGAGTTTCTTGTGGAAGGCTGGTTCCAGCATGATAACCGTTGAGGACTATGCCGTATTGTATAATGGCGATTCTTTGGATATTCTTTCTGGATTATCGGAAAATAGTGTTGATTCCATTGTTATACGGACACTACGCAGGAAACAATAAATCGTTTCCTGACTTCGTGCTAAAGGAGGAAAGAATTGGAAATAAATAAATGCTACAATGAAAACTGTCTTGATACTATGGCAAGGATGCCGGATAACTTTGTTAACTTAACAGTAACAAGCCCACCCTATGACAATTTGAGAACCTATAATGGCTATAGCTTTGATTTTGAGGCTGTAGCTAAAGAATTGTATAGGGTTACAAAATCTGGTGGCGTGGTAGTTTGGGTGGTAGGGGACGCTACTATTAAGGGGAGCGAAACAGGTACTTCGTTTAAGCAAGCCCTGTATTTCAAGGAAATTGGATTTAATTTACATGATACAATGATATACGCAAAGAATAGTTATATGCCGTTGACACATAATAGATACGAGCAAGCGTGGGAATATATGTTTGTATTTAGCAAAGGGCGTCCATCTACATTTCATCCCATTATGATTGATTGTATCACTGCTGGAACCAAACGTAATAGAGGTGGTAGTAAAGCAAAAGAGACATCTTATGCAGAAAGATTGAGGGAAGAAAGAACAGAAGTAAACACTCAAAAACAGCATCCTAATATATTCTATTATGATGTCGGGAAAGGAGATAAGACAGAACATAATGCACCATTCCCAGAACAATTAGCAAATGACCATATCATCTCATGGAGTAATGAAGGTGATTTAGTGTATGATCCTTTCATGGGTAGCGGTACCACAGCTAAAATGGCTATTGTGAATAAACGCAACTGGGTAGGTTCTGAAATATCAGAAGAATATTGTAAGATAATAGAAAGACGTATAACAATCGCTTCAACCTGACGCTTCGCGCAGGTTAAGCAAATGTTACAGATCTGGAGTGAGTTATGTATCAAATTATGCAAGGCGATTGCCTGGAAAAAATGAAGTCCATCCCGGATAGTTCTGTCAATCTGATTCTGACAGACCCGCCCTATGCCATCCTGACAAACAAGGAAAGTGTTTGGCGTAGCGGGATGAAACCGATCAATCGTTTCGAGGAATGGGATAATATGACGAACGCGCAGTATTATCGCCTGATGTATGAGTTTGGAAAAGAAACCTTCCGGCTTGCAACGGAAACGGCAACCATTTATATCTTCTGTGCCTGTGAAATCTTTATGCTGGTTCGGATGGCATTGGAAAAAGCGGGTTGGTATTATCGGATGCCTAATTACTGGCACAAGACCAATCCAGCGCCGGTGTGGAATGGCAGACGTCCACAAGCCTCCGTTGAAACAATTTGCATGGCAACCCGGACAAAGAAGAACACCTGGAACGTGCAGAATGGCGGACTTTGCCATAATCTGTTTGAATATCCGATTGTTTCATCTTCAATCAGGATTCATCCATCCCAAAAACCCGTGAACCTGATGGGTGAATTAATCCTTCGTTCCTCCAATCCTGGCGATACGGTTCTTGATCCCTTTATGGGGAGCGCAAGCACCGGAGTCGCCGCTTTGCAGAACGGAAGGAAATTCATCGGCATTGAGAAAAACGATGATTACTTTGCGAGCGCAAAGAAACGGCTTGGAGAAACCATGGTTCAACCCCAATTAGTGTAATGGATACACAAAAGGTACTTGCAATCTTGGGATAGATGACGTATAATAAGACTCGGTTACTTGAGCGAACTGCCGTTGCCACTTGCAACGGCTTTTCTTTTTATGGAGGATAGATAATGCCAGATAATGTACCAATTACTGCGGGAGTCGGGACAGATATTGCAACCGATCAACTTTTGACGGGAGAGCATGTTCAGTTATTGAAACTGGTTGATGGAACTGCCAACAGTTCAACCAGGATTGAAGCTGGCGGTGGAGCAGAAGCAAATGCCATCCGCGTAACGATTGCAAACAACTCAACTGGACTTGTTTCTGTGGATGATAATGGGGCTACCCTTTCCGTGGATGATAACGGAGGTTCTTTAACGGTTGATGGCACCGTTACCGTCACGGATGGCGGGGGTTCTTTAACGGTAGACGGAGCGGTAACGGTTTCCGATGGCGGTGGAACTATATCCGTTGATGGCACTGTAACCGCAAATCTTGCTGCGGGAACTAATAATATTGGTGACGTAGACGTGTTGACGGTTCCAGCTCCGCTCAATGTTGTTGGTGGTGGAACAGAAGCCGCCGCGCTCCGCGTCACAATCGCGAACAATTCAACAGGCGTTGTATCCGTGGATGACAACGGAGGTTCCTTAACTGTTGACGGCTCCGTGACCGTTGCTGATGGTGGCGGGTCTCTTACTGTTGATGGAAGTGTTACGGTAACAGATGGTGGCGGTTCCTTGACCGTTGACGGAACCGTTACTGCTAATCTCGCGGCTGGAACCAATAATATTGGTGATGTGGATGTTTTGACGGTTCCCGCCCCCCTCAATGTTACTGGCGGTGGCGTTGAACTTGGCGCGCTTCGAGTCACGCTTGCGAATGATTCGACTGGCGTTTTGTCCGTGGATGACGGCGGTGGAGTCTTGACGGTTGATGGAACTGTAACAGCTTCTGACGGTGGTGGTTCTCTTACCGTTGATAATGGCGGAACTTTTGCGGTGCAAGAGAGCGGGGCGGCATTAACCGCACTGCAATTGATTGATAATTGTATCGCTGGAAGTGAAGCGCAAGTTGACATTGTTGCATCTTTACCGGCGGGAAACAATAATATTGGCGACGTGGATATTGCAACTGTTCCTGCGCCATTAAGCACAACCGGCGGCGGAACAGAAGCCGCCGCGCTCCGCGTCACAATCGCGAACAATTCAACAGGCGTTGTATCCGTGGATGACAACGGAGGTTCCTTAACTGTTGACGGCTCCGTGACCGTTGCTGATGGTGGCGGGTCTCTTACTGTTGATGGAAGTGTTACGGTAACAGATGGTGGCGGTTCCTTGACCGTTGACGGAACCGTTACTGCTAATCTCGCGGCTGGAACCAATAATATTGGTGATGTGGATGTTTTGACGGTTCCCGCCCCCCTCAATGTTACTGGCGGTGGCGTTGAACTTGGCGCGCTTCGAGTCACGCTTGCGAATGATTCGACTGGCGTTTTGTCCGTGGATGACGGCGGTGGAGTCTTGACGGTTGATGGAACTGTAACAGCTTCTGACGGTGGTGGTTCTCTTACCGTTGATAATGGCGGAACTTTTGCGGTGCAAGAGAGCGGGGCGGCATTAACCGCACTGCAATTGATTGATAATTGTATCGCTGGAAGTGAAGCGCAAGTTGACATTGTTGCATCTTTACCGGCGGGAAACAATAATATTGGCGACGTGGATATTGCAACTGTTCCTGCGCCATTAAGCACAACCGGCGGCGGAACAGAAGCCGCCGCGCTCCGTGTTACGATTGCAAATGACTCAACTGGTGTTGTTTCTGTTGACGATAATGGTTCAACAATTTCCGTAGATGATGGGGGAAGTTCTCTCACCATTGATGGAACAGTTACTGCGGTTGGAGCGGCGGCGCATGATGACGCCGTTTCTGGAAATCCAGTGCAATTGGCTGGTGAGGCGCGCAGTTCTGAGCGCTCCGCAGTTGCAAACGCCGATGTTGCCAGGCTGGTAACAGATTTAGCTGGAAAGTTAATCGCCCTTCCTTATGCCAATCCGGAGAATTTTGTTAGGGGCGCGACCAGTGATATTACCGATACAACAGATACACAGGTTATTGCAGCTGGTGGTGCGGGCGTAAAACTTTATATTACTCAAATCCTGGTAACAAACGGTGACGCAGATACTGGAACGTTTGTCAACATTAAGGATGGCTCTGGTGGAACAACGCTCTACACAGGATATGCAGCATCTGGCGGGGGAGGATTTTCTGTTACGCTTCCAGTTCCGATTGTAACGACTGCAAACACCGGTCTATATGCCGGATGTGCCACAACCGGAGCGACTGTCAGGGTAAGCGCGAGCGGATATAAGGGAGCGTAGTAATGGCATTTGTCGAAATCGCGCGGGAACGTAAATTCACTCTTTATCGGGACAATAGCGATCCATCTGTTCGGCGCGCGGTGATTGGAATAGATGAAAAATACTACCAAGACGCAAGCGGAGCCTGGCAACCGGTTAACGAATCGTTTGTTGACGATCCTGTTTATGGTGGAAAAAGTTGCAATACGGTGCAACATAAATTCCAGGTTGCCAATGGTGGTAAACGGCGGTGGTATCCAAGACGCAACATATCTGGCGAGTATTTGGAAATCACAGGAATCCAGTATTACTCGAACCGTTGGAGAACGCTGAATCTTCCCACTCCAGTTTGGCGTTCCAATTTTGTAGAATGGGACATGACAAACCTATACGCCAGCGTTACGCATACCCGGCACAGAATCAAAACGGATTTCATTTTGAAAAATTCGAGTGCCTATACCCGACTCCGTTTTGCCATCACGCTTGTTGGCTTGACGCTGGATGGCTGGAACCTGGTTAGTACCACAGACAGTACCATTGTTGGCACGATTGATCCACCAACGGCGGTGGACGCAACCGGAGCGGATGTACCAGTAACAGCGGTCTATTCCGGCGGGTACATCGAGTGGAGCGTACAAACTGCCGGGTACACGTTCCCGATCATGGTTGACCCGACATTTACGGACTGGGACGATCCGGAGGACGGCATGAAAAACAGAATCAACCCCGCGCGGTATATCTTCCGCGTGGTCTGCTATGAGCATAGAGTGAGGTGAAAAGCATGACTGGCACGATTGGCAAGTTGAGCGAGATGTATCCAAAGTCCGTAATTCGTTACGGCTCATATAGCAGGGAATAACGGCAATTTGCCGATAACACAATCATAACTATTCGGAGGAATAAATAATGGCAACTTACACAAAATTTCAATGTTTCGTAGAGGATATTTGCGAGAAGAAGCACAACCTCGGCTCGGATACCCTCAAGGTCGCGCTAACCAATTCAGCACCTGCGGCGACCATGACCAAACTGTCAGAACTTACCGGAGCGATTGCCACACCTGCTGTTGACTCGGACTCACTGTCAACTACGAGTTCCAGCCAGACTTCCGGCACGTACAAGCTGGTTGTGGCAGACAAGACCATGACCGCTAACGGCTCGGTCGGTCCATTCCGCTATGTGGCGATCTACAACGACACCGCTACCGACGACCCGCTCATCTGCTATTTCGACTACGGCTCGGAAGTCACGCTCGCAAGTGGCGACACGTTCAAACTGGACTTCGGCGATCAACTGTTCAGCTTGGCGTAATCGGAGGCAATAATGGCAATCGTATACTGCTCATGGGCGACTGGCAGTGATACAACTGGCGATGGTTCTGCTGGTAATCCATATCAAACAATCACGAAAGCATCCACGTCAAGAACTGCTGGCGATGAGGTCAGGGTTGAGAAAAGCCCTGACCCAACTGCCTTGACTGGTACGACTGCATGGACGTTGAATGGCACGAGCGTTACTGGCACTAATACGCTCTTCACCAGCGAGCTTGCTATCGGCGACTTCATCTCTGCACCGGACGGCAACTGGTATGAGGTCATTACAATTAGCTCGAACACCAGCGCAACGCTTTATAAGAAATATCCATCTGCAAGCGCAAGTGGGCACTCGAGTCAAAAACTTGGCGTGACAGATACAGGCGCGGCATCGAGTTCAACGCAAGTTCAGGTTGTGAGTTCAAGCGGCAACTCATCAGCGTTTTTGTACATTTCTGGCGGATGGGATTTGTCCACCGAAACGCAAACAGGGCAGACGTGGTTCAGGCAGATGCACGGCACATTTGCGAACCGCTATGGTTATGGGCTTTATATGACTGGCAAAAGTTATACTAATTTGGATAAGCTCAACTTCTTGCGTTACAACTACGGCATCTACTACAACAACAGCAGCAGCAACAACACCATCACTAGCGCAACCTGCAACTCGAATAACTCCGGCATCTACTACAACAACAGCAGCAGCAACAACACCATCACTAGCGCAACCTGCAACTCGAATAACTCCGGCATCTACTACAGCGGCAGCAGCAACAACACCATCACCAGCGCAACCTGCAACTCGAACGGCGGCTACGGCATCTACTACTATAACAGCAGTAACAACACCATCACGAGCGCAACCTGCAACTCGAATAGCCTATACGGCATCTACTACAACAACAGCAGCAACAACACCATCTATGCGCTTTCAACAACTGGCAATACAACGGCGGGTATTAATGCAGACAACGCCAATAACATTTGCCACTCCGCTACCATTGCGGAAAGCACGAAAGTGGCATTTGGAACGGCTTATTACTCCGACACGCGCCAGTATATCAACAATCTTGGCGGCTACTCCTACGTCTACTCGAACTACGCGACCGCTAACTCGCAAAACGCAACCGCAGGCGGAACTGGCAAAGAGTGGAAATTCGCCATCACGAATGCTGCGAGAAACACTGTCTACCCATTCTACATCCCTATTGCGAGAGTGGCGGTTGCTTCAAGCGGTAAGGTGACAGTCAAGGTCTATTTCAAGAAGTCGGGGACTGGCATTGCTGGCGGTTTGAGATGTCGAGTGAACCAAGTCGCATGGAGTGATGGCACAAGCGATATTACCGTGACGTGTCCGAACGATACCAGCCGCAATCAGGTAACACTGGAATTTACACCAACCGAAGCGGGAGTAGTCGAGATTGAAGCGGGCGCGTGGTACGTGAGCAGTACAAGCGAAACTGTCATCATTGATGATATTGAAATTAGTCAAGCATAGGAGGTCAAAATGGGACTGATAAAACGCATTGAGCAGACTAACAACCTCTACCAGACTTGGGTGGAAATCACATCATCTCATGCAGAAGTCTTATGGCTTGACCACGAAATGACAGAAGCCGAAGCGCAAACATTTGTTGACGCTTATCTTGACGCTCACTTGTACGATGAAACGCCAACGCAGCGGCTTGATATTCTGGACTCAAAAGAAGCCATTGAGGCGGCGATTGTATTCATCAAAACTACCGCATCTCTTACGCTCACTAAATGGAATAACTACCTTTCGACCCTGCCATTTGCAGACAAGTACGCAGTACAGTGGTTCATCATGGTAATGGCGAACAGGCTGGCAGAGATGGGCGACTTTGACATTAGTGGATTCACAGAATTGCAAATATTGGCAAGGATGAAAAATTGGCTGATTAATACACCAGCGAGGCGAATCAAGAAAATCTTTTACGGTGAATAGCAATGGCGCTGCCGACTAAAACTAACTTGGAAACAATGGATTACTCCTACGGGGGCGTGCCATTTGTTTCGGTTGCAACAAAGGCTGGAATAGATTTAGACACGCTTGATTATTCCTACGCTGGCGTGCCATTTTGGGGCTTGGAAGTAAGTGGAGGCGGTACGCCAAGTTACACCCTCACCTGCGCCGCCGGTTCATACTCGCTGACTGGCACTAACGTCACGCTCACTCACACTCCGGCATCACAAAACCTGACGCTGGCTTGTTCTGCTGGATCATATTCGCTTACTGGCACGAACGCCGACCTCACTGTTCAACGAAATTACACACTAACCTGTGAAGCTGGAAGTTATGCGCTTACTGGTACTACTGTATCGAGCGGGACTCAAAAACATTTTCTGCCACTATTAGGAGTTGGAAAATGACACTGTTGTTGTTATTCAAATCAAGTGGTGGAGTGCCACCATCTCATATTGTATTTTGGCGGTGCGGAGTCTATATGTTTAGACCGGGATTCGCAACGCAAATCAGGAGGATTCCCGCATGACAGAATTGACATTCCCTATTCGCGGGGTAACATACACATTTGATGTTAGCCTAGTTTCGCAAGCAAACCCGCTTGTATTCCAAAATGCCCCCACTATTGTTGCTGGGGACGTTCTGATTTCCATTGACGGCGGCGCAACTGCGCCGATCACAAATCTTCCCGTTGTTGCCGGAAAGATTGTAACCGTCACCTTGACAGCCGCAGAGATGACGGGAGACAGAATTTCCGTTTTGTTTTCCGATGTTGCAGGAGCGCAGTGGTGTGATTTACTGGTTGACTTGCTTCCTTCCGCCATCACGCTTGATGATATTCCAACCTCCGCAGAGATTTGGGGATACACAGTCAGGACATTAACAAATTATTCCAACCTGTTTACCGGAAATACTGTTCAGGAAAATTACGTTGAGGTATTGCGTGGAGACGATTGGGGATTTTCTTTCTCCGGGCTTGGTGATATTACTGGAAATCTGAAATTGTGGTTCACCATCAAAAACGATGACCGGCTTGCTGACGCTGGCGCGATGGTGCAAATTGAGCGGACGGCTGGACTTTTGATTGTGAATGGCGGAACTGGAATCCCCGCAGATGGGTCTATTGTTGTTACTGATCCGATTGCAGGAAACATCACGATTACGCTTGACTCCAATTCTTCCAGGCTAACCGTTCCGGGCAATTACAAATATGATATTCAGGTCTTGACGGCGCTTGGAATTATTAGAACTGTTGTTATCGGAACCATTACAATTCGCGGTGACGTGACAAGGGCAATAGTGTGATGAATACACAAATAGCACTTGTATTCTTTGGAAAGATGACGTATAATATACATTGGTTACTTGAGCGATTCTGCCGTTGCCAGTGGCAACGGCTTTTATGCTTATGCAAAAAGACCTTGTATCTTACAAAAAAAACATGATGTAATTGTAAGTATGGAAGTGATGAAGACGTACAAATTCCGCACGTACTGGTGGAACGCCAGAAACGCATACGCCTGGGGAGAGTGGGGTTACTCGCTCATTGAACCAGGAAGCCACCCGCTTCAGCGGGTGGTAGTTCACAATTAAGGAGGAGTCACATGACAGACACTCGACCAATTTCACCAAGCTATCTTGATCTTCAAACTGCCAGAGCGACGGTTGTACTTCCCGGTGCTGGCGCGTATGACGCTACTCCCATTGAGCTTCCCTGCCAGGAGTATGATTTCATGACATTATACATAGCTTATACGCGCGGCGATACCGGTGGGGCATTCAAAATGAAAATCGAAGTTTCTCCGGATTCCTCTGGTGACACATGGTATCGTTCGACGGTATATGATGCCGGTGCGGTTGCAGGAGGGTCTGATACAACCTCTTTATTTCAACGCGAAGAGTTGCAATACACCGCAACTGGCGCGACTGTTGAAAAGGTTGTTTTCCATGTAACGCTTAATGCTGGAGTCCAGCGCGTTCGGATTCCATGTGCCGAAGCCGGTGCGGTTGGAAAACCAGGGACGTTGGGAGTTAGGGCATTGTTTAGCTAATGATAAAAAACTTGGGATTGACCAACAGCGATTTTGGAAGTGAAACTGCTGGTTCATACCTGACCGCTCACATTGTTTGTCTTCAGGAGGAATTATGCCATACAAAAAGATAACAGATGCAAATAAGGCTCTTCGAGGAATTGAACCTTCATTGACACTTGCTCAAATGAACCTTGTAGCAAGTTGGGCTGATACTATTGGCGGCGAAAAGGCATGGGCTTTTGCCATTGCCAATTTCAAGAAAACCCACGTTGTGAAAAATGGGCGATGGGTTCGGAAGCCCCAAAAGGAGGAAAGCGTGAACAAAGAAATTGAACAACCTGCGGAGAATGATGTTGCGGAAAACGAATCCATTGAGTCATATTTTCCAGTTTATTCCATTTCCGCCACCTCATTTAAGCAGTGGGAGCAGGAAAGGCTGGCTCGTGAAATTAAGGAAAGTATTGGTGAATTGTTTGAGGTTTACCAGCGCATTCAGGAAAATATCATCTGGTCACAAGAAATTATCGACAAGGTTTCTGCAATCCGACAGGTAACAGAAGATTTCATTTCCCGTATTCAGGAAATTCAAGATGCTGATAGTGGTGGTGACGAGGAGCCACAAGATTATGACATGGAATCTTCAGAAACAGAAACGCAATCCTTGGCTGAAACTATTGAGGGAACGTCTGTTCTGGTAGAAGGCGATGGCGGAAAATCAGACCTTTTATACTTGGACACGGTGATTATCCGTCCGGGCTGGGGAAATGCGCGGGATAATAACTATTATCCGCGAGAAATGCTTGCGCGCGATTCCAGTCGGTTTGTCGGCGCAAAAATGTATGAAACCGACCATCGGCAGGAAGAAAAGTCAACTCGAACTTGGGTATCAACGATTGAATCCATCAAAGGCTATACGGACGATGGCGCGCCAATAGCCCGCGTTGTTGTCCACGATCCAGACTTTGCGCAACGCATTCGTAATCTAAATGCGGCTGGCTTGATCGAAAAAATGGAATGTTCCATTTTGGCAGAAGGGCGCGCAAAGCCATTTGAGCAAGACGGGAAACGGGGGAAACTAGTTGAGCAAATCACGGGAGTCAGTTCCGTTGATTGGGTAACAAAAGCAGGCGCGGGCGGGCGTGCTGTTGGCTTATCCGAATCTAATACAGGAGGTGAACAAAGTATGGATGAAACGCAAAAAGAAAAGCAAGAAGAAGTTGTGCAAGAAGCAGTAACAGAAACGGTTGAAAGCGATTCTCCCGTTGCGGATTCGGTAGTAATCCATGAATCCGAACCGGAGCCGGAGCCAATTCCGCTAACACCGGAAACGGTATCCGCCTTCCTTTCCGCTACCCGGCTCCCGACAATCAGCCGGGAACGGCTTTCGAGGCAGGTTTTTTATACTGAAAGCGCATTGGCGGAGGCAGTTGAGGAAGAAACCGAATACATCAAAGAGGTGGCAAAATCTGGTGAGCCATTCGGCTTATCAGAGAATCACGCCAATTCCAAAAAAGCTGTTGACCTGGCAGAGGTTGAGAGACTGAAAGACGCTGTCAACAGAAAATATTTATCATAGGAGGTAAAAAACATGACCGAAGCAATCCATAATGATTATGAGGTTTCCAGCGAGGGCGCAGTACGCCATTGGGAAATCCCATACGCAAGGTTGACGGACACAACCCCGACTCCAACCAATGCGGCGGAAGTTACCAGCGTTTTACCGGGTACTCAATTAACCGGTACAATTCTTTCCGTTGACGCAGGCCGTTCAATTGCTGTGATTGATTTCACAAATTCAATGGTTTATCGTCACGATGTGCGGAATGTTCTCACGTATAGTACAGGATCGGAGTCTACTTTTGGCGCAATTAACATCGGAGACCCGGTTTACTATGACAATTCCGCAACTATGCCTGCGGGTGTGTACCTGTCAACATCGCCGCTCGATAACACTGGTGCGGCAAACACCTTATTTGGGTTTGCTGTTGCTGATGATATTGCAAGCGATACTTTCCCGAAGGGTGGTGCTACTGCGTCCACTCAACGCGTGGCAGTTATGCAGCGCGGAGCCTAACATTAAAGGAGGTAATGACAATGACAGGTTCAGTTTTAAGTTGGATGTCCGAATACATCAACGCGGAACGCCAGTTGCTTGGCGATGAACAGACCGAAATCCGGTTGCGAGCGCTGAATGAGATGTTTCATTCTGCTCCCAATAGCGGACGGTTTGCCGAAGCCATGACTACGGCGCACTTCCCATATTATTTTAGCGATGCGCTTTCTCGCGAATTTTTGAGGGATTATGAATATCAGGGTGGAAGCTGGAAGCTTTACACCAAGGCTGATACGGCTCCTGATTTCCGATCCGTTGACCGCTACCGCATGACCGAGCCGGGAACCCTATACCCCCGCGCGGAGAAAGCGGAAGCCCATGCAACCTATATTGCAGAAAGCCAAATCCAGTATGCCGTCAAGGAATTTGCACGGCAATTTGACGTTTCCTGGCAAGCGATTTTGAACGACGACTTGGGAAAAATCCGTGAAACTCCAGCACGGATGGCACGCGCCGCCGCACGGTTCGAGGATATGTATGTTTCCTCACTATACGACAACGCAACCACCCAGGCGGCTTTGATTGCGCTTGGCGCGCCGTATTCTGGAACTGGCAGGCTGACCGCCGCCAATCTTGCAATTGGAATCAACGCCATGATGACCAGAACCGACGTGCTTGGCAATCCCATTCAAATTCGCCGGATTCATCTGGTTATTCCGCCCATTTTGCTCATCCAGGCGCGCACGATTCTTGAATCGTTGCAAATGGCTGGAGTAGCAACCAATGACAAGAACGTTCTTTCGGACTACATTGCCGGTATCCATGTTGATCCCTACATTGCAACTGCGGCGCCGAATGTTCCTTGGTATCTCTTTGCAGACCCCAACGAAATCGGCGCGGTGACGGTTGTTCGCTTGCAGGGCGCACCTGCCCCTTGGGTTGCCAAAAAGAAATCCGACATTGAAATGGTGATGGGTACAAGCCCCGCACCTTATCAAATGGGTTCCTTCGCAACTGGCGATATTGAATATCTTGTTGAAGATGTCATTGGCGGTTGGAATGACGCGACTTATGTTGGCGTTACCGATTACCAGGGTATCTATTATAGTTCTGGAACGACTCCCTAAACCTTGGGGAATCTTCCTGAAAAGGAGCGAGTATGATGGCACGTAAAACAATAAAAACCGGCTTAAGGAGTATCAAACCCGGAACACCAGAAATGGAAGCATATCTTGGCGCTGGATATGGCGGTATGACCGTTGAGAAAGCGGAAGCGATTATCAAGGAAAGAGCCGCCAATCCAGCCCTATACCCGTATGAGGTATACGAGCAGGCAAAGGCTTTTCTTGAAGCCTACCGCGCAACGCCAAAGGTAATTGATCCAGTTCCAGGTTGCTATGGTTCTCCAGTAGCCGAAGATAACGACTAAAAGGAGGAACCAATTATGAATTTACCTTTGCTTCGCATGTACCCGATTTATCCGGGTCAATGGGGCGTTTCTGGTTCAGACAACGAGTTGGGTATCCGTTCCTTGCCGCAGTCAACTGTCTTATATGTGGATTATGACAACGCCGCCGCCAACGACAATAACGATGGCACAGACCCAAACTTTCCGCTCTCGACTGTTCAAGAGGCGGTTGATAAGGTTTGCGCAAAAAATCTCGACCATTCAGTTATTGTTGTTCGCAGTATGACGGCGGAAAGCGTTGTTACCCCCGCTTATACGGACGCCCCAAGTTACGTCAAGATTGTTGGGATGGGGCGATATTCCCCATCTTGGGCAAGCGATAACGCTGCCCTTCCTTGTCTTGACTTACGCTGTGTTGGCTGGACGGTAGAGAACTTCCGATTCCTTGCCCCTACCGGGGCTTCATGTATCGAACTGCGTCATACCGACACCGGTGCAAACGACATTTCAATCCGAACCCAAATTAGGAACTGTTACTTTGACGGTCAAACAACCGGATTGGCAGGAATTATCACCCATGGCGCGTATGATGTCTGGATTGTAGACAACTTCTTTTCCCTGTTTCACAATGCCGGTGGAACCGCAACGGCACTTTTAACCGGAACGACACCGCTTGCTATTCCATATCGCAATCATGTAATCGGCAACACCTTTATGGACAATGATAATAACATTGACATGACTTGTAATGGTAGCCGATTCATGGGGAACGTGATTCAGGCTACTGGTTATGCTTATACGGCAACCGTCAACTTGCGAACCAATCTCATTGCGTCACCCGGTGATGACAACATCGTTACTGGTAACTTCTTCGAGGGCGATTATTCCAACGCTGGCGGTTATATCTCTGGCGCGAATGATATGTGGGTTGGTAACATTGCAGAAGATACAGCGGAAGCCGAAGTTGGCGACAATGGCATCACGATTGCCATTCCCGCCGCGTAATTCTGGAGGCTTTCATGGATAGAACACCCCGAACAAAAAAGAAAGCCGATAGCGATAGTGTGGTTGAGTACAAGCGCAATTCTGATTTGCTCACGGCTGAAACTTTGCAAGACATTCGGCGCATAGTCGAGACAGCAGACCCAAAGCCAACTCCGCTTGAAATTTACGAAGCCACAGAACGGGTTGTTTCCAAATCCATAAAAGACTAGCTCAAGGGGCGGCGCAAGCCGCCCCAAGAGGAGTATTGTCATGGCTTGCAATGGAAGATACGCAACTGTACAACAGTATAATGACTTGATGTGTTCCAAGCTGGACTTGGGCGATCCACTTACAATCGCCGCAGTTGAAAGTGCGCTTGATATTGCCGCTTCTGATATTCATGCCGCCCTTGCTGCCGTTGGTGCTTGTAATTGCACATTGGCATCTTGGGCAGATGCATATTTGCGCAAGCTGAATATCATTGATGCCGCCGTCTTACAAAACTGCCCATGTGGCGCCGCTCTGAAAGATGAGGACAGATCAATTTGGCTGGATTGGCTAAACAAACAGTTCGACATGATTCAATCTGGAAGGCTTGTTCTTTGTGAGGGCGAAACAGGATCGGAATATCCAGCATTTGGAACTGCCGAAATTGGTTATACTGAATTCGGGCAGGCGCAAATCATTCAGAACCGTATGCAAAGGAATCCATAAATGGGTTGAGGTGGACGAGTTGTATTCGCGCCGCGTGTCGAGCATAAAGAACAAAAAGCCAGTGTTGGCGAGGACGGCATGACTGTTATTCGTTATATTGGCGTTGGCGACATCAACACTTATATTGGCTCTGTAACGAAAAGCGCATACCCGTTTGGGTTGTTTCGACTGGTGGGATACGTGGATAGCCGGGATGTTCCCGGAATGCTGGAAATTGTTGAGGATGGACTAAAGATATTTGAGGTAGTCAATGGCGAGCAATAGTAGCATTGTCACGCTAAAAGCAATCATGCCAACCGTTTCAAAGTTTGACTTACGTTCCGTAACCGCAGAAGTTCAAAAAGAACTGGAGAATGAGGCAAAATATCTCGAAAAACAGTTCAAGAAAACAACAAGGACATGGAAACATAAGCCAAGATTCGAGTCTATAACGGCGGTTACCGGACAATCCATGGAACTCCTGGTAGGAACAGATGATGTGATTTATGGATGGGTCAACAATGGAACTAAAAAGCATCCTATCACCCCTAGAAACAAAAGTGGATTGCTTCGATTTCGCAAAGATGGATATAAGCCTAAAACAAGAGTTGGCGTCGTCAATTCGTTTGCCGGAAGGAAGGCAAAGCCACCGTTGTATTCGTTCAAGCAGGTGACTCATCCCGGAATTAAGCCAAGGAATTTTGCCGCCAATATTGCCAGACAACGCGAAAAAACATTTGTCCGCAAGATAAACAATGCCGTTAAGCGCGGCATCCGATTGAGCGGACATGGAATGTGAGGAGGACTATGGAAGAAGAAAAATCGTCTACCGCGAAAGAAACGGTAAAAATTATCAGGCAGATTGGAAAATCCGTTCTGATAGAATACCGTCAAGACGGTAAGCTTCGCCGTTGCACAATCCCTGCCAACAAGGTTGTTGACCAGCGCAAAGAAGGCAATATCCTCTTTGGGGATGTAAATAGCAAGACAATTGCCATGGGTGTGCCATACGGCGTGGATTGGGAACGAATGTCGGATATTCCGCAGTTGACTGCAGATATGATAGCAGATGCACTTCACGAAAGCGGCATCTGGACTGTGGATGACATTCAGAAAAATCCTATTGTAATTCAACAGGTCGTCCTATCGCTTACCGGACGATTGACATCAAAAATTGTGCGACATGCACATAAAAAGGAGGTATTGCATGAGTAAATTTACCCAACGAAATGCGTCCCTTTTCGTCCAGTTCGAGGATGGTGGGATTGCCTATTACCTGGGGGATTGCGCAGACCTTGACAGCATCCCAAGCCCGCAGGGTGGGCGCGAATACGCTTACTGCTGGAACCGTGACCGAAACGGTCATGTTGCTGTTGCGCGCAAAATCTCAACCCCGGACATGATTACGTTTAGCATTACAGAACTTGTAGACGCCGCCGCAAGCTGGCTTGAACAGCGCGGAAAATGCCCGATGAACATTTATGTCCTTTATAGCCAATGTGGGCGTGCCGGCGTATTTGCAAATTGGGAACGCGCAGCAATTGTCAAGCACGCAGAAGTCACCAATGATACGTTGAGCAACATTGCTAATCATGTGGACGACAATGAGGTTACTCACGAGGTCGAGTTCTCTGCTCCGCCAGACAGAATCGATGTTCGGTTTCCTGCCGCCGCGCGGTTGCCAACTACGGAAACCGGCGCCGGAACCGTTGTGTATTCTCCTCCCGGTTACTTGTGTGGTTCTGATTGTGGAAAGCAATTGGAAGAAGGAACAAACTGGTATATTGGAACTGACCCCGCTGCCGCCGCAACCGCAAACCTTTTGGTTTCAACGGACGGCGGAGTGACGTGGGCAGCAACCGCCGCTGATCCGTTTGGCGCAACATTTAACATCAATGGGGTTGTTGTCTTTGATGAATCGCCGGGGGTTCGGCGTATTCTTTGCGCTCGCGCTACGGACGCCGCAACTCCTTGTACGCTGGCTTACTCCGACGATAACGGAGCAACCTGGACGACCGTTGTGGCTGGTTCAACGAATGGGGAGTTTGTTCCGAATCCAAAGTCATTGATTGCGCTTGATCGCGAACATATTTGGGCTGGCACAAGCATTGGCAACGTTTATTTCTCTGAAGATGGCGGTGCGACCTTTACCGTAACTGCCGCCGTTGGTGCATTTGGTGCGATTGACGTTCTGGCATTATCCGCCGTTGACGAAAACCTTGTCTTTGGTGTTGCTGAAGCCGACAAGATTTGCTTCTCCGAAGATGGCGGCATTACTTGGGCAACTTTCCCAGCGACTGGTAGTGGCGCAGACCTGAACGCTCTCAAGGCGTTTAGCCGCTATCGCATTTTGGTTGGCGGCGCAGATGAGCCATTGTATATGACGATGGACGGCGGAACAAGCTGGATTGCCATTAATTTGCCGGGCATGACAGCCGGTGGCACTGTCAAGGATATGCATTTTGTAAACGACCTGGTTGGCGCGGTAACGTATGTTAATGGCGCGGCGGCTGGTTTATATGCCATGACCATTGACGGTGGACGAACCTGGCGCAGCGTAACGGTTCCGACAAATACGGGGCTTGCCTCCGTGTGGATGTCCAGCCCGAATAAGGCAATTGCTACCGGAGCGGCTGTTTCCGGAACCGCCATGATTGTTGGCGTAAACGGATAACACATTTCAGGGAATAGGAACCGGGCGGCGTGACGGGGAAACTCGCTCCCCCCGCCGCCAAACGCCGCCCGATTCCTGTTCCCAATAAAGCGAGCGAGGATTAAAATGGCAATACGAACAGAAAAGCAAGAAAACTACTTTTACACCGCCGCAGGGCGCAAGGTAGAATTTCAGCCAATTTCCATCATGGAAATGAACATGGCAACCGCCGCAGTTGAAAAGCGGTATCGCGATGCTGGAGAGCCGATTGATCCGCCAACCTATGAGGTTGAAATCGTTGGCGGTGCAAAGGAAGTTCACAAGCACGACGAAACAACGCTTGTTACGGAAGAGGACAAGGTAAACTGGAAGAAACACCGCGACGCGGTTGCCAGAATGGAAGAAGAACAAACCAATATCCGAACAGAAATCATGCTGGACGGAATTATCGCTGACCCGGATGCAGATACCGAATGGGAACAGCGACAGCGCCGGTATGGGATTGAGATACCGGAAGATAAAAATGACCGGAGAATCCACTACATTAATACTGTGATATTGCGGACTCCGGAAGATATTGGAATGGCAATCGAAGCCATTATGACGCTTTCTGTGCGAGGTGCTGTGACGGAGGAAGAAATCAAATCTGCCTCCGCTACCTTTCGCGGTAACATACGCGCCGCCACCGATGAAGCAGGGAATACCGATTGAAGAAGTCGAACTGGATGAGCAGGGCAATTGGCAACACTCGCTGATTTTTTCTGCCGTTCACACAGTTTCAAAATGGTCAATGCGCCCATCTCAATTCGGGATTTGTAGACCAGAAGAGGATTTGGCTTATATGATAGCGCACGACCAGATTTTCTCGAAGATGGAACTTGTCGAACAGGAACAGGCAAGAAAAGAAGCGGAAAAGAAAAGCAAAGCGGCACGCGGTAAGCAAAAACAATAGAGGTGATATATGCCCTACGTTGGCACAAACCGAATCGGCATCAACGCAATCTTCAACACCAAGTCATTTAAGATTGGTGCGAAAGAATACATGAGCGTCCTTGACAGAGTCAAGGATCGAACAAAATATGTCGCCAATTCTGTCATCGGGTTTTCGACTGGTGGCGCAATTGGTCTTGCTGGAATGACGGCTGGATTTGGTCTCATTGCGATAGCCGCAACTGCCGCCGTTGGCGCAATCACCGTTACAACCAAGGCAATGACAGAGCTTATCACAGAATCAACGGCGTATGCAGGTCGTATTCAAGAGCTTGCAATTGTGGTTGACTTGTTAGGCACTCGCTCCGGATATACCAAGACACAGCTCGACCAATACGAAAAAGAGGTCAGGTCGTTCAATGTCACGGGAGACGCGACGAACTATTTGCTGGCAAATATGGCGCGTTACCAACTTGACCTTGCGAAAGCGACTGATTTTGCCAGGATTGCGCAGAGCGCGGCGGTGATAATGGGTCAAGATTCGTCAGTTACGCTAGAACACATGATGTATGGTATTATCACCTACAATAAACGCGTTCTTCGCACAGCTGGATTAAATATTGATCTGCAAGGAAGCTTTGAGAAGTATGCCGAATCGGTTGGGAAAACTTCTGCCGAATTAACAGAATTGGAAAAGGTGCAAGTCGCCTTTAATGAAGTTCTACGCGTTGGCGACGAAGAGTTGAAGGGAGTCTATGAAGCCGCCATGCTTTCACCAGCAAAACAATGGCGCTCATTGCGCCGTGAAGTTCTGGAATTCCAAGAGGTTCTTGGTGAACCGTTCTTGCGGGCATGGCTGTATGTCACGCAGGGTATCAAGAGTTTTCTTGACGCTATAACACAGGCGCTTGCCAAAGGCAGTCAGCTTGGCAAAAGTTTCAACAAGGGCGGAAGCCTGTATCAAGCAATTGTTAATTTAGCTGGCGCAATTCAATTTATTGCTGAAGCGTTCAAGTTGACAGCGGAAAACAGTGATGTGTTTGTTAATGATTTGGGAAATACCCTCCTGAAATTACAAGAATACATGGCGGATGCGTTTGAGTGGGGGTTTCGATTCATTACTGAATTTGCAACCGGGATTGTGAGGGGCGCAACAACAGTTCTGGTTTCTGCCATCCGACTTGTTGGAAATCTGATTGCCAAATGGTTTCGTCCCCACTCGCCGCCATTGATCGTTCCATATATTGATGAATGGGGTGCGGCAACCATGGCAGAATGGTTGCATGGGTTTACAAATATAGATTGGGATGTTTTTGACTCCATCAAGGCTCCGCTGAAAGATGCCCTGACTATCATTTTTGATGACGATGAACAGGCGATAAAAACCTATGCCGCTGTTTACAAGGAAATGATAGAAGCGCTTGGTCGAGGTGAACAAATTGGCGAAGATTTTTACGAAAAAGTCAGGTTGGCGGCTGGTGCATACGGGGAAGAGATTGCCCTGCTTGCGCGCCGACAAACAGAGCTTGCCGTTGCGGAGGAACTTGTTGCCGAAGCAGAAAAGAGAATTGAAGAAGCCAAAAAGCGCGAAGAGCGCGCAAGCGCCGCTGTCAATATGGGAATCCGACAATACAATGATATGCTACGCAAGGGAGCAAGTCGTCAACAGTTGGCGGCGAAGAAGAAAGAAATAGATGCGGCTTATGCAGAAAGAGAAGCCGCAAAGCAGGCGCGCATTCAGGCGGAAGCAGATTTAGAGGTCAGAAAACAGCTTTTGGAAATCGCAAAAGAGCAACTCGATATGCAAAAAAAGCTGGTAGATGCGTTGCTGGAATACGCAAAGCTACTGGAGGATATCGAAAGAAAGCGGAAGTCCGGCGGTGGTGGCGGCGAATTTGACGAGGAAGATTTTGGCGGACTAGGCGGAGGCATTGGCGATGCCTTTGCAGAGTTCAATAAGGACGTTGACGTAGCGGCTGAAAAGTTGAAATTGAGTTTTGAGAGCCTGATGAAGGATGCATTTAAGCCGCTCGTCATTGAATGGGAAAAGGCAAAGATAAAATTCTGGATTGCCGTAGCTCAACTTCGCGCTGAATTGAATAATGCGTTTGGACCTGGTTGGCGCGAAACCATTAATGAGATATGGAATATCCTTTTCAATCCAGAGGGCGAGGGGTTTGACCCGGTTGCGACTGGTGCGCGCATTGCCGAAAAAATGAAGGGTTCGCTTTTGAATAAGTTTACACTTGGTGGAAAAGAGGGCGTTCTGACTAAATGGTGGAAAGAGGAAAAAGTCAGTTGGGACGCGGAATGGGCAAAAACAGATGTTGACATGAAAGCAAAATGGCGTTCGCTCTTGGCTTGGTTCTCAACTCGCGGTGCCACAGAGGGCGTTCTATCGAAATGGTGGAAAAAGGAAAAAGTCGGTTGGGACACGGAATGGGCAAAAACAGAGGTTGACGTGAAAGCAAAATGGGGCGCTCTTTGGAAGGATGTAACAAACATTGCCGCCACGGAAGTTCTTGCAATACAATCCCTGTGGAAAGCTACAACGGACTATATTAAAG